TGGAAGTCTTTGAACTCAGCCAGCAGTTCATCGATCTCTGTATCAATCGCCGAAACTTTGCAGAAAGTGCCGCAGGAAGGACGACATTCTGGAATCCAAGCAAAACGCTTGAGGGGCAACGTGATCCTAATCTTGTCCTAAATACAGGCATGACCTATACGCTTCAGCCGGGTAGCAAAAAAGAGGATGCCCTAGATTACGTCACCTTGCCTGAAGTGAAGGGCAACAATCTTTTTGAGATGATGGAGACGTTTATGCAACTCATGCAGTTGGAAAGTGGTGTTGTCAATGCGATGGATGGTCAGGCCGCTGGTCTTCCCAGTGCAAAACTCGCCACCGGAGTCAGGAATATCGAGAAATCAGGAAATGAGATGTTTAGTCTGTATCTTGAATCATTGGAGCCAGGTCTTACGGAGGTTCTTAGAACAGCCGCAGAAATCATTTATCAGAACATGGATGCCGAAGAGGTATTCACTGTGACAAATGGAGATGCCAAAGAAGTTCTTTCCCTGACCCCGGATCAGGTTCGTAACCTCGATATTGATGTGGAATTACTACTTACCAGATCCAAGAGCGAACAAATGCTAGAAAGTAGTGTTCAGGCGGCAAATCTTCTCAATCAATTCTATCAGCTTCAACCAAACGTGCAGGAAAAGGCAAAATTACTCTATGTGCAGGCACTCAAGGCACTTCAGATCGAGCAGGCCGAGCAGATCATTACCCCAGTTGTACCACAACCACAGCAGATGAATCCGGATGGAACTCCTGTTGATCAGGATACTGACAAAAGCCAAGAGCCAGCCGCAAACATTCCGATCAATGACCCCGGACAGATCATGCCGGTAAGATAAACCAGTTATGGATCCCTTCGAGGCATTCAATCAATCCGCAGAGTCTAATAGGGGAAACTATGACCCATTTATGGCTTTTAATAAAGCCGCAGGAATGGATCAGATTTCAAATGCAGGTAATCAACAGGCAGAAAGGGCAGATAAAAACTACCCGATCGTTAGGGTCAAAATACCTGGATCACGAGACATTCTTACAAGAGCCTTGCAGTTAAATGAAACAACAGCGCTTCCATTTCAGATTTATGTAAAAGCAAACAAATTATACATTAGCCCTGGTATTGTTGCGGGATTTCTCCCGAGCAACATATTTGATCCAATAGCAATTTCAGAAGGTACTGATTATTATATCTGGGCAGAATGTATAAGTGCAGGAAGTGCAATTACTTCAGTTACACTTAATCATGGTTCTTCATTTCCAACACCTCAAACGATTTCAGCGGGAACGGCACCCACTACACTAAAAATACCCATTGGAATGTATGTGAAAAAAGTCAGTTACAATCTCTTAAATGCCAACTGGTTAACGCCAGTTCCAGTGGTCGCTTTCACCATTACCGAAAATAATGGCATTGTGACAAATTATTATCAGTGGTCTTGGTAATATGATCACATGGGTTGACAATAATAATGTTTTGACGACATCAACCATTCAGGTTGATACATTTCGGACAACAACCGAAGTCATTGCGTCTGATGTTGGGTGGACTGCAAACTTTAATTATTTATCACCAGCCGTATCAGCCACCGCATTAGCAATATCTTATTTATCTGATTCTGATCACTTAGAACCTATTGAGTATTATTTCTCTACTATAACAACAACGGCGGTAACGGATAATTTCCCTGTAACGACATGGACAGGGACAACAGGGATAGCAACATATCATGTAGCCTCACAAACAGCATCAGGTGATGTAAGAGCATATAAGGTCTATGGAACAAATGGATTCGTCGTTAAAAATGGTCCTGCTACTGGGTATATAGATAGTAATGAATCGTGGACCACAAGTTCTGAATTTATACCAAGTAAAGTAACTTTGTCTCATTGGTGGTATGTGTATTCAACAAGTTTTTACTTTTACTATGATCAAGATGTTCCTTATGACAACACTACAATTTTAACATTTCCACAACCTTACATCTATAGTGAGCTTACACAAACTGGTACAACAACTGGTGCTTACCTAAATAACGCACACATACAAGACGGAATCTACCCAGCACACCAAACAGGACCTTATGATAAAAAAGGGGGTCATATCTGGTGCCTTCTCCATACAAGTTATCAAGGATTACAATCTACATTTACTTATGAAAGTATAATTCCAACTATTTATCCAGGAACAGGTGATCCAATTTCAGTAACAGCCCAAAAAATAACTGAATACGCTTTTGATGACGTTTATTCCACAACAAAACCCGGAGATGGATGGTTTTCTAATCACACAGATGTAAACACCGTTCCTTCGTATTTTTTCGGGTATTTGATTACTGAAGAAACTACAACTGGTTTTCAATTTAATACCAACGCTGGATCTCCTCAGTATTGGAATGGGGGAATTAAGATACCAAGAGATACCATAGATTCTAATTGGATATTCTACAACTCATCAAGTAGCACGAGAGTGGCCGATTTTGCATTGCCTATGCAAAATAGTGGATTGGGAAACATGGATGCAATTCCGATGGCTAGTTACAAAAATGGATACGCATTTGCTCCGGCATCTTTTAGTGAAATATCGATTTTTGATCTGATTATAGTGATCAATGAGCACTCAGTAAAAATAGATGGGTGCAACATATCCTGGACAACGACCGCCGGTAGCACCACGACGACCACTTCAAGCATTATTGAAACGGCAAATACAATTACCTTTCAACATACAACACAAGATGCTGGTTATAATGGTCAGATTCTTTGCCTTTTAGATAAGGCAACAGCGACATTCACATATCAAGGTCAGGTTGGCATGAAAAGGTACAATGGAAGTCATTCTACCACATCTTTTATAATGGGAGAAACAGACATCAGCCCACCGATAAATAATTATCCAACATCAACTACTTACATTCATTTAGACAAAAACGATTTTGTTGTGATCGGTAATGAAGGATTCTTTTATGTTCCCGACAACTATACCGGAATCATTGAAAAAAACACAGGTATCACACAGGGGTACTTAGGAGTTAATCCGATTTTAACCTTTGCACAATAATGTTATCGATTGTTACTGCCGCTACAAAATCGTATCTCCATGCCTGGGGTATTCTTGTTAGGGCAATATCCACCGCCGCATCCCATCACGATGAGGGGCATTTTATTTTTGCTACTGATCAGAGCGATGAAAGTAAAAAAGCTGAAGAATATGCAAAAAGCACGTTACCAGAAAATTGGAAAATCAGTGTTATCAGATTGCCTATCGATGAGGATCTGAAAAACTACAAGCAGGATGCTCAGATCCGGATTGCCCAACTTCAGGGAGCGGGATTTGCATTTGCCAGACGAATCAAGAGCGATCTTTGCTGGTCTGTGGAAAGTGACACCATACCTCCGGCCAATGCACTTCGAGTTCTTGAGTGGACGCTTTCCATGCCGGATGCCGTAGGCAATCCCTACTATCAAGTGGCGGCTGGCACTTATCCGAATGGTCTTTTCTTGGGTGGGCATGGAAGCCATAACGAACACATTTACGAAGATTTCAATCCCAATGAGAGAAAGCTAAAACCCAAACTCTCCCTTCTGTTAAAAAAAACGGAAGAACGATTGAAATCAGCTAAGGACAGGAAATCCGCTGAAAAAGAAATGCAGAGGATGGGCAGACTTCGAGAATGGGTTAAAAAATCCCCTCCAGAAGGAAATATCTGGGAAATTACTGCAAAGCATGGATGGAGAAAACGTGGTTGGCTTGATTTTGCATATCCGGCAATCGGACTTGGTGCCATTGTTCCCTCGGATTGGTGCGGATTAGGATGTACCCTTATGAGCAAACACGCATTGGCATTGGCCGATTTCTCATCGTATTCCGGGCATGGAACACAAGACCTGCATCTTTGCTATAGGAGATGGAAGCCGGCAGGAATACGAATTGCCTGTGTCCCTCATGTTGTTTGCGATCACATCAAACGCCGTGAGCGTGATGGGAAAAACGAAATCGTGCATCATGTCGCTTGGCACGATCTGAACGAAAACACTTTTGGGCATCTCCGGCAACGAGAGCAACCCTTTGTGCCGGTCTAGGAATTGACTATCGATCTCGCAGAACGCTCGTCTGTTTCAGGAAACTTAGCCATCGCCTGAATGGCACGCCAGATCCGATGTCGTATCTCCCTCTCATTGGCATCAATATCATCCTCAAGCATTGCCTGTAATGCACTCTCCTCATGTTCTGCCAACCTTGGAAGAAGGTAATGTTTCCAGGCGGGTTGACCTTTCAGTGCATTGAGTGCCAGTAAGTGTTGTTCGGCTTTTGCCCTGATATTTTCCGGATAAATTGCATTCATGTGAAAAAAGATAAAATAACATTTTAGACTAACAGACAAGAGAATAACATGGACGTATAAAAAACATTCAGGCTATGTAAGGGCCTATGAGTAACAATCTGGCGGAAGCCGATCCTCTAACCCAGACGTCCGAAGAAACCTATTCCCTAGCGGCATTGCCTACAGGGGAGGCTCCTGCTTCGGTTCCAGCAACTTCAACCCAGGACACTCCCACAACGGAAGCGGCGATTCAGCCCGATCTTGATGTGGAGGCTTTGGATGAAGCAGGCTACTACCAGCAGATCGCAAATATCGAAGCGGCGCTTGCTAATGCCCCCAAACAGGCAGACGCAACGCAAGCACAGACAGAAGAAACTACTCAAGAGGAAATCCCTGAAGAGGATGCGGTTGATCCAGAAACAGAAGTCAATCCTAACATTTCCCTAGAAGATGCACGCCTTCCAGAGAGAATCAGAATCGGTAACTGGAACGAGATCGAGCGTAAAGCTGTTCTCCTGCGTCAGAGGAATCCCGACATGACACTGGCCGAGGCTCTTGCCCGCGTCAGCCCCCAGTCACAACAGGATCCAACCACTGAAGCAACTCCGGAGCCAATTCTTCCTTCAGAGCAGGAAATTACTTCTAGGCTTGCAGAACTCAAAGCCGCCCGCGCCGATGCCTTCAAAAATGTGGAACTTGATAAGATCCCTGAACTCGATGACCAGATCGAGGCCGCTAAAGATCAGATTGGAACCCTCCGCGTTCAACAGGCACAGCAACAGGCACAGGAG